GTAGAACTTCTGCAACGCCTTGTGTTTGGCGTAACTGCGGGTGTTCAGGTGGACCGAGTGCGCAACGTCGCGCGCCAAGAACAACATACCTACGAAGTCAGGGGCTTTCATTGCGGCTGTCCCATATCAGGCATTTGTCCCATATCAGGCGGCGCTTCGGCGCCTGTTTCCGGCGGCGGCATCTCTGGCTGCGCTGCCATCTCCGGCTGCTCGCCCTGTTCCATAGGCGCACGTTCGCCAGAAGGCAAGACTAGGTCGCCCGAGGTCATCATACCGTGGATCGTGCCCATGATTATGTCTTGGATCTGCTCGGGGTTCATGGACGCCTGCACCACGCTAATACGCTTGGTTTCGGCGTCAAAAGCCTTAACTTCGGCCTCAAACTCCTTAACCTTCAAGTCCTGCGCCTCCATAGACTGCCCGATATTCTTCAGCATTCCAGTGACTTGGTTCAATTCCTGATGCATCGCCTCGTTCAGCTTCTCGGCCTGCTGAAGCTCAGGCGACTTGTCGTCGTCTGCCAGCACACGCGGGTCAATGATCTTCTTAAACCGTGCCGCCATCTCCTGCGCTCCCGGCCAGTCCATGTTCTTTACGAACAGGTCGCCGGCCACTTGCCACAGTTGCGGGTTGGTCTGGAGGATATTGCCCATAGCGTCTAGGGCTTCCTGGCGCTTGGTCATGTAGCCGGGGCCAGTCGTGACCATGACGTCGTAGGTGCCCACGGACGGATTGTAGATCTTCTCTATGACGTTGCCGGCCTGGTCGACGATCTTCTTGACGGGTTCCGGCTGCGAGGGGTTGATCTTCACCATATCGACTTCGCCGTCGATACCCACGATGCGCGCTACGCGCTCCGTGTCGTAGATCTTAGGGATCATATCGACCAACTGCCGGGTGACGTGCCGGATCGCGCGGGCCAGGTTATCGACGTAGTGGTAGGTGCCGGTGTCGCCCTGGCGCTCGCGGGCGAGGATCGCCTTGCCCGAGCGTTCGTTGCTTCTCGCGCCCAGGCTGCTGTCGTACTGCCCGGTCGTGGACTTGATGTCGTCCGAAGCGCCCGCCTTGGCCTGTAGGAGGCCGCTGGAGGCCATCGGAGGCTGCGCCCGCTGGGGTAGTGGCAGACTACCGCCAGCGCCGTCTGTGACGTCCGGATTGACCTCCAGATACGGCCAGTTGGTCGTATTGGCGGTCTTCCACTGCTGTTCGTAGCCTTCAAACTGGCCGCCGTAGCCGATAAAGGGCGCTTTGGGCGCCAGGGCCAGCATTTCGGCCTCCTGGCTAACCCAGTAGTTGTACATCCGCTGCGCGTCCTTGGCATTACGCACAAGACCTGAGACGTGCAGTTGGCCGTCTACTTCGAACTCATTTCCGACCACGCGGACCACGGGAATCCATTGCCCGGCCCACTCGCGTTCTTCGATGACTTCGTAGCCGTTAGTTTTCATCCACATGACCTTTTTACGGTCAACAACGCGGCTTTTCAGCGGTTTTCCGCCGTACATAGCCTTCAGTTGCTTGTCTTGCGGGGTGTTAGCAAACGCCGTCAAATTGCCTGGATACAGGTTCAAAGTCGCGTTTTCGTGGTCGATATAGAAATACTCGGCAATCCGCACGGTGTCTTCGGACAGCCACTGGCTGAGAGACTGGTCGCCTACGCCCTGGGCCAGCATGGAGCTGACCGGCGCGGCGTCGGGGAACATCCGGGAGTAGTCGGCCTTGGTGACATCCTCGGTGATAAAGCACCACTGAGCGTCGGCCCCAGTTGGGTCTTGGATCGTCGGGTCCATGTAGACGCTAAACGAATTGCGAATACGGCCTATCTTCAGATCTTGATCGAAGCTGTTTTCGCGGCAATACTCGGTCAGGATGCGGATGTAGCCTTCGCCGTAAGTCACCTGGTTGTCGCAGGCGGTGTCGTAGGCCACGTCGGCGTCCGACATATATTCGATATGACGGACGATGCCGTCGAAGATCTCCGCGACTTCGACGTCGCCGTTGTCGTCTGCCGGGATGACCTTGCCAGACGGGCGGTTCTGCCGCTGGTCGTTGGTTACTTGGCGGACGTGCTGGGGCAGCTTGTTGATTGTCAGGCAGGGGCGCGCATTGATCGTCTGCCCCTGCACAGATCCGCGTGTTGCCAGCACGTCCGCCGGCCACTGCCACTGGTTGTCTGGCGAACCGGCCATAAAGCGCAGGTCGTCCAGTTCATCCTCGCGGCTGTCGCTGTAGGCGGACATAGCCATAGTAAACCGGCTACGCATGGTAGCCAGCGTATCATTGCTGTCTTTATCGGGGGTCGGGCCGCCAACATTGGCAACCTTAGCCGCCGCAATAATACCGGTAGGATCCATAGGGCTACTTTTTGCCTTTTTTGGCCGCGTTACGTTTTACCGAATACGCGATAGCCACAGCTTGTTTCACAGGTTTACCCGCCGCTATTTCAGCTTTGACGTTAGAACGGAAAGCCGATTTGCCGGTTGATTTTTTAAGGGGCATGTTAAGATCCCATCCAAGACGTGGGTATTCCGCCGTGAGAGTACGACGTGCGTGCCTTTGCGTCAATCGGTCGGTGTTCCCGGCGTGCCACGGGGAACGCGAACGTCACGGCTATAGCATCCGCAGCGTCAGGAGACGATAGCCCTCGGGCCTTCATGTCCTTCTTGCTTTCCAAGAATATCGAGCCCTTGCTGTCGGGCTTCATCAGGGGGCTGATGAGGTCCGACTTCAGGTACTTGTCGTTGGGCAGGGCCGCCGTCTTGAGCCACTCGCGCATGTCGCCCCACATCTCGGCGCGCTTGTTGCCCCACATCATCGGGTTCTTGGCCTTATTGGCGAAGTTTACACCCCGGATCTTATACTTTTGCTCCTTCAGGCGGTCCACGACGCCTGCGCCCAGGCCGCCCTCGTCAATGACGACCATCGCGGGCTTGTATTCCTCTATGACGTCGATCACGCGGCCCACGGTTTCCATCGTATCGTCGCCCTTATAGCGCCGGATCTCGACTATATCGCGCCCCTGGCGCACGACGATGACCGTCGAGTCCGCCCCGAACCGCGCCGGGTCCACGCCGACGATCATCGGGGCCGTGGGGTCCTTCATCCGTGTCCGCGCCATAGCCTCAGTCACGGCATTAACGCTTATGAACTGGTCGTCGCTGGCGTTCGGGAACAGCCCGTACACTTCGACGTGCGCCTGGCTGCTGTCCGGCCCGTATTCGTCGATAATCTGCTGGTACACGGCCTTGTCGGTGCCCTCGACGGTGCGGGCATCCACTTCCTTGTTGCGCCAGAAGTCCCGCTTGGAGTTAAATGTCTCGTAGAAGTACCCGGTGTTGCGCCGTGGGTTGGAAAACGCCAACCAGAAGCGATTTGGCGTGTTTTCCGTGAAAAACCCCGCCGCAACGGACCAGATGCTGTCGTCGATACCGCTGGCCTCGTCGAATACCAGCAGCACGCCCGCGAAGTTATGCACGCCGGCGTAGGCGTCCGGGTTCTCCGCCGACCACAGCCGCCCCTCAACGCCCCAGTAGCGCGTTCCCATCTTCAGGTCGCGCTCGACCAGGTCGGTTAGCCACTTGGCCGGCATGACGCGGGTGGCCGACACCTCGAACCAGTGGCTTTGCAGGCTCATGGACAGCCACTTGGTTATCTCCGCCCAGGTTACCGAGCGTAGCTGCGCTTCCGAATTGGCCGACACGAGGGTGGTAGACCCGATCCGGGTCGATAGCATCCAGATGACCAGCCAAGACACCAGCGCCGACTTGCCGATGCCGCGCCCGGAGGACGTTGACATCCGGAACGTGTCGAAGTCCACCTTGCCGTTGTTCTGCTTGATGTGGTCGGCCAGGTCTTGCAGCACCTCACGCTGCCACTTGCGCGGCCCGTGGAAGTTCTCCAGCGGCGTGCCTTTTTGCCCCCACGGGAACGAATACAGCACGAACTTGAGCGGGTCGTCCTTAAGGCCCGGCGCCCACAGTTGAGACATCAACTGCATCTCGTCCTGGGCCGAGTACTGCGGTTCCTGCATTTATTTTTTCGCGGGTATGCGTATATTTACGGGCCGGCCATCAGCCCCAATGTAGGCGTTCCCTAGTATACTAGCTAAGTCTTGGGGGTTGGTATACGCCTTTGTCCGCGCGATGTCCGACATTACGGACATCATTCGGTTAAACGGCGTCATGGACTTATAGTTTTCAACCGCCGAATCCCTAGTTTCGTTGCTAAAATCGTAACGATCTGTAATTTCAACAGCGTTGTCCGGCTTGCGGCTAAAATTAAACCTCCCCAACGTAGTCATTGCTCGTGGCGTGGCCGAATAGTTCATATCTTCATACTGGATATTACCGCCTTTAGTGGCGTACTGATGAGCAAGATCGGCTGTAGATTGAATATCCTTTTGGTTCTCGCTGTTAACAATATTATTCTTGTATGACTGCGTTATCTTCATAACGTTTGCCGGGGTTTCGCCAAGGGCGTAGTACAACATTTTAAGCGACGGCACTTGCTTTTCGTAGCGGCTAAAAACGCGGCTATGCAACTCGTTTCGCCGGGTTTCCTGCGCGGGCGTTATTTTGTCTTGATAGGCAGAAAGCTGGCCTAACTCCCGCCATTCCGGATCTTTAGCAACCGTTAATGCAAAATTTAAGGGCGAAAAGTTATTAAACTCCTGCTGGTATGCGCCAAGGTTTTTTTCCCTTTCTTTAAATTTGCGGGTTTTATCTTCTATAATTCCGCGCATCTCTGCTAGCTCGTCTGGCCGAAAATCTTTTTCTGTTATTGGCGACCGATCCCCGGCCAACGTATTTAAAAACACTCTCGCGTCAGACGGCATAGATTGTTTCCACAGGTACGACAGCGCGTTCGACCCCGCGTCCTTTGCCGCTGGGACTGCACCCCACAAATTTGACAGGCTGTTAGCCGGCGCTGGCATGTTTCTTTTCCCGCGCTACTTTTTAGCTTTGGTTTTGGCTGGCTTGGCCGTCTTGGCGCTGTCCCTGAAGTCCTTGGCCGAGGGCGCACCCTTGGCACCGGGCTGGCGCATCTTCTCGCCGGACCCGGCGGCGATGCGGGCGCGTTTCAGATTAATGTTCGTGTACAGACCTGGTTTCATCTTAGCACTTCCACCGTTTGAGTGACGCCTTGGCGCGTTCGCCATTCTTAGCCTTGGCTGCGACTGCCCCCATCCTGGCGCAGAAGCTAGCCTTGCGGCCCTTGTCGGCGTCCGTCTTGGGGCTGGGTGCCGGCGCCTTGAGGTGTGAGCCGGTGGCGGCGTTGTACTTGGCGCGACCCTTGGCCGTCAGCCCCGCGCCCGCTTTGACGGACAGTTTCTCTCCGCGTCCAACCGACAGCGACGGGCCCTTGCTTTTAGACGCCATGCTCTTGCTCCGGTCGTGTTACTTTTTAGCCTTAGCTCTAGCGGCAAGAAACGCCGCCGTGTCGGCTGCCATTACGCCGTGTAATTTGGTTTCGGCGGCGCTCGCGAGATCTTCGTTAGCATAGGTCGGGAACTTAACGCCAGACCGCGCAGCCTCCCGAAACGCCGTTCTTGGTTCAAGAATGACGCCGTTCCGGTAGGTCGGGAAGTACATGACGCCCTCCGGCGTCCCCATCCTAGCGCCGTAAAAAGTCGTCAGTTCATTGTTGGGCTGGGTCAGAAACGTACCCCGGTCCAGGTTGTCGCGGTGGTACTGCACTGCCGACAGTTCCTCGGGCGTCAGCCCCTTTGGCAGCTTCGTGTAGTAGCTGGGGGCTGGTTCGCTATCCAAGTTCTTGCTCCATTTGGTTCTCGACCGCCGTGTACGTCGTGTCGACGATCTCCAGCACGCGCGTCTGCGCCATCTCCAGCGCCTGCGTGATGCTGATGCGCTGGTCCACGTTGATGTCCAGCGCCTGCTTGGCGACCCAGCCGTGCGCGTGCTTGAGGATGTCCAGCGCCGCCTTGGCGTCGCCCGCCTGCGCGGCGTCGTGCAGGGTCTTGGACACGGCGTACTCGCTGTCAGCGCGGCCCTTCAGCTCGGCAAACTCGGCTGCGGCGTCGAACTCGCGTAGCCGGCGGTATTCGACAGGCAGCATACCAGCGGCAAGCGCCAGGGTGTCGCCCTTCAGGCCGAGCTTGGCCGCGCCGTATATCGCTTCTAGCCGCGCCTCAGTCGCTTCAAGCCGGCGCGGCTCGTAGGGCAGAGAATGGTAGCTCATTCGGTATGGATACGTCTTTTAGTTGACGGC